GACGTCTTTTCCGGCGTCCCAGTGTTGCTTGGGGGGGAGAGCCCCTTGCAACTTACTGTGTTCCCTGTCTTCCTGGCTTTATGCCTTGGTTTGACAGTGTGGTTAGCATTTGCTAACCGTCGTGAGGTGGTATCCTGGTTGCTACAGTCTGCTAACCAGGAAGCTTCTACCACCTTGCGCCAAACATTCCGTGATTGTCCTTTTCCTACTAAGCCCGTCCCCAAGAACCATACTCATGGTTTTGCAGCTGCTACACGCACTTGTGCGTCGCAATTTGCAGAATATTTGAGTGCTACTATGGGGCTTGAACCGTATTTCGTTCAATGCAGCGCTGCTGACATTCGTCACAATCGTGCTGGCTCGCGAAGTTATTTTTGGACAAAGGATGTTCTCGTCCCTCCATCAAGTTTCCATCCACCTAGCAATGCTATGTGTGTTTTAGTTGACGTCGATTATTATCTCGATCTTCCTGTCTGGTTGAATTCAATTCCCAAGCACGCTCTGTTGTACACTATTGTCCCAGAGTCAGTTGCTGACAGTGACGAGGTGTCTTTTACTTTCGACGAAACGAATAACATGCAGACAACTGTTAGTGGTGGGGCTAGATACGAACATCCACTGTGGGACTTCAGTAATGATCATGTCTCTACAGTTACTTGGAGTGTTTGGGGTGTGAAGGTGCGTAGCTGGTTGATTGACAGCCAGCGAACATCCAAACACCGGGCAGTTGTTATGCTGTCTCAGAGTGCCCAATGGACTGGTTTCTGTGGTTTATTAGCTTGGCTTTGTCTCAAGACTGGTTTTCTCTCATCCAAGGTACTCAATCGGCTTAAAGTCGTTGATAACGGTTTTCTGTGCTTAGATGTTGTCAAGAAAGACGGTATTTACCGTTCTATTGGCAAACCCCTCAGATATAATCATGCTGAGTTGCCTGTTGAGCGCTTTGATGCGCTCCTCGCCTCTGCCCGTTCATCCCACTTACCGATTACTCCTCACCAGGTGCAACCTTATTTTACTAAGGAGCCCAAAATCACAGAAAGCGAACGTGTCTCCATCGTTACGGTGGTCGACTATTTGCGTAGCACAATATCACCACTCCCTTCTAAGGTCGCTGTTGGACTTAGTACTGTACAACGTTACCATTTTAATTGGGATGGTATTGATGATCGGGCTCCTTCCCTACACGCATATATGAACCCGATTGTCCCTGGTGCTGCTTTTGCACCAGATACCTCCCTTGGGAATGAAGTGCGCGCTATAAAAGCCCGTGTCCTTGACATTCAGTCTGAGGTCACCGGTGATTTAAAGTTACACCCTGAACTAATGCAGTTCGCCATTGAGTTCGCTGAGATGTTATTTCCAACACCTCACATCGGTGTACCAAAGGACGATGACTACGTCACAGCCAAGCAGTCACGCCCTTCACAGAGACGTATCCTTGAAGAAGCTTCATGGTTGCCATCTCTGCCAAATATTGTGTCCTCATTCCTCAAGCGGGAGGCTTATCAGAAGCTAAATGACCCTCGTGTCATCTCGACCATTGATGGATTGACCAAATTGGAATACTCCGCCTTCATGTATAGTGTTTCTGAGCATTTTACTCAGTTCACTGATTGCGGTGAGCCAGGTGTGTGGGGCGGTCGCGCCACACCTTGGTATGCCTTTGGGCATAAACCTAAAGATATTGCACGTTACATCACCACACTCGTTGCTAAAGCGTTGTTGTGGATTGATAGTGATTTGTCCAAGATGGATGGTCGCTTCTCAGAACTTCTGAGGCATTTTGAGCGCATCTGTCTTACTAGATATTTTATGGTAATTCACCACGACCAAGTCTTGCGCCTTCATGGGCAGACATACAATATAAGAGGAGTCACTCGACATGGTCACCATTATGCTTCTAAGTTTGACCGGCGGTCCGGATCACCGGATACGGCCCCATTCAACACTGCTGCCACCGCGTTTATCCCCTTTATTGCCTTTCGCCGCATTGGCCTCAACAAAGTTGATGCATGGCGTTGTTTAGGAATATATGGTGGGGATGACGGAGGAACGCCCGACGTTGACCCGGACTTCTTGATGAAGGCTGCCGCGGATGTTGGTCAGAAAATGACCATGTCCGTGGTAGAGCGCTATCAGCCTGGACTTAGTTTCTTGTCCAGGTTTTATGGCCCCAGTGTGTGGGATGGTGATCGCAATTCAATGTGTGATCTGACCAGGCAGTTGGTGAAATTTCATGTAACCACTGCTCTTCCATCCAATGTTCCACCAGTTACGAAATTGGTTGAGAAAGCCTTTTCCTTCTCACTTACCGACGCCAACACTCCTGTTATTGGGGTGTTTGTTAGGAAAATTGGTGAGTTGGTTAAGCAGAACAACTTTGTGAGGCAACAACTTAGTGCAGATGTCTCACGTATCCTTTTGCCTTGGAATTCGGATGTCCCGTTGGAGGACCAGTATCCGAATGAATTATGCGATTGGATGGTTGATTATGCTATTAATGCCCTCGAACCTTTTGATTTCGATTTCCACGCATGGCATGCAAATGTTAGTAAATGCGTTCTGCTTGAGCAGATGTTGGAACTACCTGTGGTGGCTTCGGTCATTCCCCCCCCACCACCAGCTGATGATGCCGTTTTAAACGGTGAAGTCGTACCAGCGCCCCCTAAACCTGTCGAAATTTTATCACCGAAGGATAAGGGTGAGGCGGACTGCAACAACGTTTGTAAGTACTTTCAGATGAAGAGAGGATGCGTAAAGGGAGATAAGTGTAACTTCCGCCACGTTAAGAAAGACGTGGAAAACAAAAACAACAAAAACAAACCGCGTGCTTAATTGCACGTTTATCGGCACACAGGCGGGGTGGTGTAGGCACCCCGCGTCGAAATTCAATTTGCTTTCTGTGTTCGCCGTGATAAATCGACAATGGAAAAACAAGCTCGTGGACGCGCTGTCCCACCCGCCACTAAACCCCGCTCCCAGAAGAAGAAGGGCAAGAACGCCAGATCGGCTAAGGACCCTCGTTGGTTCTTTGGTATCGAGAAGGCGTCTCTGGGTCCTTTTTCTGTCGAAGGGCTGGGGGTGGGCTCAGGAGAAAAGCGCTCGAACCGCTCCATGGCCCCGGCCGGGATCACTCGCAGTAATGCTGGTGTCTCAGGCGCCCAGACTAGCGCCGTCCATACTCGACGAGAGTTGGTCGGCGTGGTCAACGGTAACACGTCTTTTGGTGTTACTGAGTATCAGATCAACCCCGGAAACTCTGCACTTTTCCCGTGGCTATCCAACATCGCTGAGAACTATGAGAAGTACCAGATCCGCCGCATGCACGTTCAGTTCGTGCAGACTGGCTCAGGTTTCGCCGCCGCCAATGTGTCAGGTCGTGTCGTCCTTGGTTGTGATTATGACGTAATGTCTCCTGCTGTCGCTTCAGATGCTGAAGCTGAGAACAAAGACCCAAACGTGCCCATCACACCCTTTGAGAACGCCGAACTGATCCTTGACCCAAGGCTGTTGAACCCTGAACCCAAGTTTCTTCGTGGGGCTTTTTACCCCCCTGGCGGAGATCCTAAGACATATGACGGAGGCAAAATCTTCGTCGCTGTCTCTGGCACACCCAATGCCAATCAGATTGGCTTGCTTTACGTCGTTTACGACGTATTGCTCATCACCCCCCAGCAACCGCAAGTGGCTTCGTTCATTCCGAACTACCACATTGCAGGGTTTGACGCCGCTGCCGGCGCAGCCTACGCCACTGGTGCGACCACGCCACTCAATATGGCGCGGTCAATTTCTGCTTCCGCGGGCGCACTCACTTTTACTGTGAGTGCGGGTCCTAATTACTCATTTAATTTGGCGCCCGGAGTGTGGAAAATTCACGGAACCATCATCTTGTCCAGCAACACCAACCAACTGCAAAGTTTGCGTGTCCAGCTGTGGAGAAATGGACTCATTTACCGTGATTTCGCACGGATCTCAACCGGTTCTGCAACGTACACCGCTCTGTCGTCAACGTTGGCTATGGAACTGGGTTCGACCTCAGCCGCTGACACTTATCAGATTATGATTCTGCCTGTATCAGCTGGTGGAACCAACTCTATGGAGGGTGGTTCCCTTGTGTGGTTCGAATTCTAAGGAATGTCCTTTTGAGTGGTTCTCATTAAACACCCGCAAGCAGAGCGATACGCTGCGGCAGTCTTGTTGTCTCTGTTCCGTTCCTTTGGAATTGGCGGACATTGACACTGCTTCGTGTCTCCCCAGTACTATCACTTAGTTTTGTTGACACTATTGGGGACAACACCTTGTCATGCCTGCCTTGTTTGTTCCAGAATGTTTGTCCTATTGTATCAGCGTTTTCTTTGTTTTTCATCGCTGGAGCGCCGTGTGCTGCTGTGTTGCACACAACCAAAC